ACATAATATACAGAGTCACCGGGTTATGCGCGGTCGAGACCAGCGCCGCGGCTGCCGTGGCGGCGGTGTCCAGGTCTACCGCCGTCGTGAGGCCTACCGCGAGTGTGACGCCCGCCGCTAGGCCTGCAAGTTGTCGAAGAATCCCCCGGTGCTTCGCGCCGTCCAGTGAGTGTTGACGCACACTCGCTGCCGTGCTCACGGGCGGCAGTCCCGCCATCACGGCGAGTTCGCAAGCCTGTTCGAAGGTCGGGCAGTTCTCGCCCCTGAGCCACTTGCCCACTGCGACGTGTGATACGCCGAGCGCTTCGCCGATTTGGTTCTGCGACGTTTTTCCGCTGGCCTTCATTGCCTGTTCGACGAGCTCTTTCGCGTGCATGTTCGCCTCCGCTGTAACTAGGGTTGCAAGGTAACACGGGTTACTGTAACTTGCGTTCCATTCTGTAACCTACGTTACTGATAGGGGCCGCCAAATGAACCTGTTCAGCGAAGCCGATTGCAAAGCCATCGAGACCTGCGCCCAGCGCGTTGAGTACTTCCTTGAAGAAGCCCAGCGGGTGACCGATCCCGCGTTGTCGGTGTGGTGCCGCGAGATTGCCACCACGCAAGCGCTGCTCGCGTTCAAGGTTGCCGAGAGGGAACCTTCGTGACGGGCGGCCTCTGCTACTCCGCCGAAGCCATGCAAACGATGCTGGCCGGCATTTCGATCCCTCTGATCTTTGCGGCCTTCTCGGCCTGCTTCGTTGGCGGGTTCGCCGGCCGTGCAGCCTGGTACTTCCTGCATGCGTTCGTGCTCCGCCGCCTCCCCAGCTGGCGCCGCTTTCAGCGCGCCTTGTCGAAGGTGTTCGCATGAAACCCCTCGTAGAACCGTTTCTGGGCGCGTACGCGCTCGCCCAGCCGCTTTCCCCGGTCCCCCTAGCCCCTGTGCGCCTCGCCCCTGTGGTGCGCTCTGGGGAGGCCGTGGGATTTTCACCCGTCGCGCCGTGCAGAGTCGCGGAGCTTGGTTGTCCCGTTGGTAACACGGGACAAAATGTGCGAGAGGGCCACACGACTAAGGCTCTAATCGACTACTGCACGCTGGCGTTCAGCGTGTCCCGTTTGCACGAGTGGTTCAGCAACAACGGGGTTTTCACCGATCAGGGCATCAGTGAGTTTGTGGAAGCGGTGTATCCGGGTGCCGGCTTCAAGGTCGGCCAGGTGCAAGAGAAGTTCGTCAACTACTGCCCGCTGTCGGCTCGCATCCACGGGCCGGACGGCACGCCAGCCGGTCACTTCTGCATTGCGGGCGACTCGGCCCGCGTGATGATCGACCTGACCGGCGCGGGCTGTCGCTGGGTGCAGAACTGGCACCACGTTGCCGCGTTCATGGACACCATGGGCGGACGGCTGACGCACGCCGACTGTGCGGTGGATGACTACGACGGCAGCGTGGTGTCGATCAGGCAGTTGAAGGCGCTGGCCGAGTCTGGCGCGTTCAAGAATGAAGGCGCTGGCGCGCCTCCGGTGTGCAGCTTTCACGACGATATGGGCAGCGACAAGGGCTGTTCGTTGTACGTCGGCCAGCGTGGCCACAAGCAGTTGAACTGCTACGAAAAGGGCAAGCAACTCGGCGATCCGTCGAGTGAGTACGTGCGCGTCGAGGTTCGGCTGTACGGCAAGCATCTCGCCGAGAAAAGCCTACCGAGTGACGTGCTCCGGCGCCCTTACGCGTATGTCGTCGGCGCCTATGACGTGCTCGCGGAACTGTTCGCTGCGGCGGAAACCAGCCGACCAAAAACCGTCAAGGCGCAGGTTGAGGCCACGGTTGAGGCTTCCGTTTCTTGGCTCGGCGAATCTGCCGGCGCGCACCTCAACTTGCTGCGTATCAGCCTCGGCGACGAGTCGTTTTTGCAGTTGCTTACGGAACGCGTGCAACGGGACAAGGTGCCTGGGCGCTTTCGTGGTCTTGGTGCTGGCGCTGATCTTGGAGCCTTGGTGCGTGATTCGTCGCTGTCGCTCTTGCGATAGGGATATGAAAGGCCGGGACGGTTCCCCCCGGGAATGCAACGAATGTGGAACCTGTAGTAGCCCGGCCCCGAAGGGGATCGCCCGCCACAAAATGGCAAACAAACAGACGCCTAAACGGCTAACTCGGAGAGACGAAAATGCAATCCATCACCATCGAAATCGACGCACACTCGAAAGTTCGCTTGATCGAAGGCACCAGCAAGGCCGGCAGGGGCTACAGCTTCCGCACGCAGTCTTGCGTCGTGCACGGCGCGGGCCGGTTCCCGCGCGAGGGTGAGGTTCGCGTACCGGACGGCGCGCAGCCGTTCGTCGTGGGTCTGTACGAAGTGCACGACCTGATTTCGGTCTCTGACCGGGGTCGGTTCGAGATCAACAACGACTACTTCCTGACCGCCGTCGCCAAGTCGGCGAAAGCGGTCGCGTAATCGTGTCCTACCTGTACTGCCCCGCCGAAGCCATCGACGCCGTGACAGGGCAGTGCAGTGACCCTCATTGGGTCGATTCCCCCGGCGGTGCGTTTCCGCCCCTCACTGCCGGGGAGGGCGTCCAGATCGGCTTTGCAATCGTGGGCTGCTGGGCGCTCGGACTATGCGGGCGGCTGTTGTTTAAGACCATGCGCGGTTACCTCTGACCGCTATTCAACCTGGAGAAATGCAATGTTCAAGTCTTTCCGCAACAAGGGTGCCGCGCTGCTCGCCGCACTCGCCGCCGCGTTCGTGGCGGCTCCCGCCTTCGCCGAGGACGTTTCGGTTCCCGTCGTGGCGGCGATCACGGCCGTGGGTCCGCAGATCACTGCGGTGGTGGGTGCCATGGCTGGCGCCCTGGTGCTGATCGTCGCCTGGCGTCTGATCAAGAAGTCGTTCGGCGGCTGATCGAGGTCGGCGTGGTTCAGGCGGGGAGGTCGTCTCCCCGCCTTTTTTACAGGGAGCAATCGCAGTGGCCGGTTATTTCGTCATCGTCGCAATTCTGGGGGCCGCATGGCTCGCTTTCTCGGACTAGTCCTCGGCGTGGTTGCCGGCTGGTTGATGTCGTCGCCGGCATCCGCTTTTGAGCCGGTGCAGTGCGCGTCGTTCACGGCCGCGATGTCGAATTGCCAGGCGGAAATCGCTAGCAAGGCTAGTGCAGGATGGACGATTACGACCAAATGCGTTCCGGGTGGTGCTGAGCCGAACACATACATCAACTGGGCGGGTACGAACCCGAACGGCGTTCCCGGCAGCTACAACATCCCTTACAACTGCCCGGGCTGGAATCCGTGCATGGGACGGTCGCCGGTGAAGATGCTTGTCGGCAGCGATAAGTCGATCTGCATGGGCGGCTGTGCTTACACGGCGGGTCAGGACAAGACGACGGACACCGTGCGTGACGGCCCTTGGCTGGCGCAGTTGGTCGGTTCGACTTTTGAGCCGACGGGCGCGAAGTGTCCGGCTGATTTGCCCGACACGTCGGCGGCGGAGAGTCCGCGCCTTTGCGGCGGCAGTAGTTGTCACGATACCGCTGCCGGCAAGTATTGTGCTGACAGTTCAAGCGGGCAGGTGTGTATTTCCGACAAGCCGCCGCCGAGCGGCGGCTGTGCGAGCAGTGGCGATACCACGATCTGCGCGGGCAACCCGCCGCCGATGCCGCCTAATCCACCGATTGCTGACCCTACGACGGATATCGCTGGCAGTGACACTTACGGCCATCAGGAAGGCAGCGGCGCGATCACTAACACCACGGTTAACAACTACAACAACTCGGGCAGCGGGCCGAATAGTGGCGCGGTCGCGGGTGACTCGGGCAACGCTCCGGGCAGTCCTAACGCACCTCCGGGTTCGCCGAACAATCCCGGCACGGGTGAGGGCGATCCTGACAAGCAGGGCGATCAGACGAAGGCTTCCGGCGGTGGCGACTGCAACACGCCGCCAATCTGCGAGGGCAATCAGGCCGTGTGTATGACGGTCAGGCAGACATGGTTGCTCCGCTGTTCGGGTGGTCAGGACACGAGCGGCGCAGCAGGGCAGGACGGCAACACCGATGTTCCCGGCCTTGAGGGCATCGGTGAAGGGCCGGGCGAGGGTTTCATTCGCACGTCCGATGCGCTCTCGAAGTTAGACACGGGTGGCCTCGTGGGCGGTTCCTCGTGCCCGGCCTTCGTGTTGATCGACCTCGAAGCCTACGGCGTGCACATGGATTCGAGCTCGCTGCCGTGGTGCGAGATCCTGGACAAGATCGGTTACATGCTGATGTTTGTCGCGGCCTTCATTTCCCTGCGCATCCTGTCGAGTAAATAGCCATGTTTGAATCTATGAAGGGCTGGATTTGGGCGCACGGCAAGATGCTGATCGGCATCTTCATCAGCACCATGGCGCTGAAATCGGGCGGGCTCATTGGCCGGATTTTCGGCACGCTGGGCCTCGCGTTCGTCACGTACAAATACGTGATGCCGGAGGTCAAGGGTTACCTCGCCGGCTACCTCTCCGGGCTGGGTTCGGAGACCGTGCAATTGATCGGCTACATCCAGGCGGATAAGGCCATGGTCATGATCCTTTCCGCCGGCGCGACGAAGCTTGCCAGCAACCTGATGCTTGGCAAGGCAGGGGCAGGGTAATGGCGCAGATCACGTTGATTACCGGCGTGCCAGGACATGGCAAGTCGTTGCTCGCGATCACGAAGGGCCTCGCGTTCGTTGCCGAGGGCCGCACTGTGTATGCGGCCGGGTTCAAGGATTTGGATTACGCGGCGACGGGTTTCATTCCGCTGCCGACGCCCTTCGAGACCTTCGACCGTGCCAACCTGGACGACGTGCAGCCAGTGCCTAACGTGCGGCCGGATTGGATGCTGCTCGAAGATGCCGTGATCATCTACGACGAGTGCTATTCGGTCATGCCGTCGCGCGCGGCCGGTGCCAAAGTGCCCGTTCACGTCGACGCGCTCGCGCGCCACCGGCACTACAACATCGACTTGGTTTTCGTTACGCAGAAGCACGATCAGATCGACAACTTCGTGCGCGGGCTGATCAACGAACATATCCACGTTACGCGCAAGTTCGGGTTCGATGGCGCGGTGCTCAAGACGTGGGACGCGTTCCAGTTGAACACGGATCGCAAGTCTGACCGCTCGCCGCTCTGGCGCTACCAGAAGCAGAATTACGCGCTCTATCGCAGCGCCACCGCGCACAGCGTCAAGAAGCGGCTTCCTTGGTTCGTGTGGGCGCCACTGCCGCTGCTGGCGCTGATCTGCGGGCTGGTGTGGTATGTCGTGCATGCCTTCGGTGCCCAGGGCAAAGCGGTGCCGGCGACGACTGCGGCGGTAGCCGCAGCCGGCGGCGGCAGTGCGCCGGCTCAATCTGAGGATCAGCACGACGCGCTACGTCAGCGCGACTATGCGCAGTGGATCAAGCCGCGCGTTTCCGGCCTGCCCTGGACTGCGCCGGCGTTCGACCACCTGCGCGTGGCGACGGTGCCGCGCGTGTTCTGCGCGGCCGTCGAGGACGGTGACTGCAAGTGCGTGACCGAGCAAGGCACGGCCTACGTGCTGGACAAGCCCGTGTGCCGGGCGATGGCCAAGGGCGGTACGTATAACCCGTTCGTGAAGCCTGACGAGGATCAGCGCGTTGCCGAAGGTCATCGGCCGGCCGGTCGCGATCGGGACTATCGCCCTGACACGTCGGGCGCTTCCGAGCTCGGCGGCGCCGTTTCGTCCTGGCCATCATCGGCCATGCGGGCCGGCTACCAGCCGCCTGAACTCACCCATGCACCCGGAGGCTGATCATGCCCATCGTTCTCATCATCGACGCCCTGGGCACGGCTGCCGGCGGCGTGCTCGCCGTGATCGGCTCCATGGGTGCGGTACGCGTGCTGCTGCTGGCGTGGCGCCTTATTCGTGCCGTCAATGCCAGCCGAAAGGCCTAGCCGCTTTTCCTGCCAGCGCGGCGAAGTCACCCGCGCGCGCCTAGCGCGCTAGAGGACTGCCAGCCGGCGCGCTGCCTCGAGGGCGGTATCTTGTATTTGCCCACCGTGGATCTACATCCGTAGCGCGCACTACATGGGCAAGTCTCTCGAAGGTCTTTCTCTGCACCCATGCATCCCCGCCGAACCCGCTTTTTCGCTGTTCGGATCTGGCGCGCGTTTTTATTTACTGTACTGGTTCGGCAGGATCTCGTTCACTAATTCGAAGCCCACTGCTCGGGGTGAAGTGCGGAGCACTTCGCCATATCTGTCGAGAAGGGTGATTCAGGGCGCGCAGCGCTCTTGATCTGTGGTCAATCCGTGGGATTGGCCATGCCTGTGCTTATCTCACGAGGTAGAGAGGTGGTGGCGATCGACGCGTTGCGCGGTCGGCTGCTATCGGTTCTGCCACCCACTCGGCGAAGCGCCTGGCATTGTCGGGAGTCAGCTTCGGGCCGTGCTTGCCGGCGTATGGCGGGATCAGGAATTGCCGGCGCATCTTCCAGCCGGCCCAGAGGCCATGAAAATCGTGCCGGCAGTCGCGGCGATCTGCCAGCAGTTGGGCGATTTCTCGAACGGTGATCTTGGTGCCGCTGGGCGCGTGCAGGGTCTGGGCGACGGGGTCAAACTTCCAACTGAATTTCACGTTTGGAGCTCCTGTTTTTTCGGAGCTTAGCGGCAAGGGCCGTGCCAAGTACGATCACCAGACTTATTGACATAATATACA